GTAAACATTTTTTTTGCATCACTTCCACTTTTTGATAATATACCATATCTACTATCACTTGATATTGTAGCTAAGTTAACTGTTTCAGCTGATGACATAAAAGAAAAACCAGATCTTCTATTTTTTAAGTAGCACATACCGTAACATCTTTTATCAGCTTTACATGCTTCCCAAAATATATAGAATAATCTATTAGCTTCTCTAAAATCAGGTGCACCTACATCTATTTTACTCCATTGTAAATACATATAGTGACTACCTGTTACGTACGTTGACTTACCATTGTTTTTAAACCAAAAACCTTCGTCTCTTCTTTTAAATTCTTCGTCTATATAATCATACCACTGATCTTTAGCTTCTTCAGGATAACTACGCCAGTCAAATATATTTTTTAGTTTAGATAATTCTTTAGGATATTCTAGCTTTTGCCATTTGTTTTTGCTGTGCATGTGCACTTGCACTGGTTCCAACGGCAGAGCAATGCGCAAACCTTGCAGCTCAATGACCTCACCAATTTTACCAGTTTTTGATATAACGATAATATCGTGTTCTTTATTATATCCATATTGCCATTTTTTACTCCTGTTCATACGAGTTATAGTCGTACGTTTAACAGGTTCAATTATTTTAACTAATGTTTGTTCGTAACTCATTTTGATCTACCTTCAGCAAAACCTCTAAATACTCTTTGTTTCTTTTCTTCTGGCTCTTTACCTTCAAGTATATTCTCTTCTTCTTGTATTCTGTTTAATATTTCAAACGCATCAAAAATAGCTAGTTTTTTTGTAGCTGCAGCGTTTTTTAATCTATCAGCACTAACATCATCTTCTGTGTTAGTTATTATTTTTTCTTTAGCAACATTAATCAGTTCTTCAACTGCTCTGTGCCCAGCTTGGATTATAAGCTTCTTCGTCTCCTTGATATTCATATTTAATTGTAATAAATTTAGTATATACTCTATACAGCAACTCACCATCAATAACAAACTCGTAATTAGACACTGGTGTAAAACCCACAAGATCGTTTATTTTAAAACTACCATCGGTGTATTTTACAATACCAATATTTTCTTGTGTTTCGTTGTTAGTATACTTGTCTTTGTTTTTTATAGGTTTAACCCAACAAAAACCTTTTGGTGAGTGCCATTTCCAAAACTTTTTGTACAAAAATATTTGATCTGGATATACTATGTAAGTGTCTTCATCAAAATAACTTTTACTATTTTTTTCTATACCTTTAATATTATACCAACGTCTAAACACGTTATGGTGTAATATAACATCACTACCTATATCTATATCTGTATCACCAATAATAGGTTTTGATATTACAGTTGCTTGCCTGTTAACGTATTGATGATTGAAGATCTCAGTGTTAATAATTAACTCTTTATCTCCAATTTTTTTTACGTTATTATATCTTTCACCTATTGGTTTTACAACAAAGTTGTAAACGCTTTTCATTAATACTCTAGATTATATTCTACAGATACAGCCATATTTTTATTAAAGTCTTTCCACGGTAAAACATCTTTATTTTTTCTAATATATATAGAAAACTTATCTTCTTCTTCTATAATATCAGATATAGTATGTCCACCATAAACTTCTTGACCAACAGCATAATGCATGGCATCGTTTTTATAATCTTTACCGACACTAATCTTTCTTATTAACCTCGCCATTTTCTGGATATTTTATTGTACCATCTTCAATACTAACATCTGCAGTTCCATAGTCTTTTTCAAGTTCACTTTGAATTAGTTTAAGTTCATCTTGCAAACCAGCTACCTGGTGTGATAGATTATGCTTTGACGTTTCAAGTCTACCTATCTCCATTTGAGCCATGTTAATATTGCTAACTGTTTTTTGTATTTTTTCTAACTGCTCTGCAGTTACTTTTTCTGGTTTTAAGTCAACCAACTTTTCTTTTTTTGCCATTTTATTTAATTTAATTATTATTGTTTATTTTACGTAACTGAATAATTCAGTTCTTTCAGCAGCAGTAATTTGTTTTGAATACACTATTACGTGTGATATAAAACCTACGAAGTTTTGAGTGTCATCTTCTGTAGAGCTTAAGTTGTCAAACGTAGCTGTACCGCTTTGTGTAGTTGCACCTCCCCATTGAGTACCCGAAGCTGTAGCTTTGTAAGTATCGCTGTAAACATACATTTTACACACGTTACTACTATCTCTTTCAATTAATATACTAATGTATTCACTTGTAGATATAGTATTTGTGCTTTCAGTAAAGTCTACATTATTATTATCAATTTTTAAACGAACGCTTTTATTTATACCAGCAGCACTACTAGCTCCTATTCTAATAAACTCTTGAGCACTAGCTGATTGTCCTAGTAAAGCTCTAGAAGTATCAAAATTTGTAGGTTTGCATCGTATAAAAACTGTAAACGCTCCTGTAAAATCTATTGTGTCATCAGTAGTTGTCCCAGCTTCTACAAGATCCATATATTTTCCAGCCGGAAAAGATAATCCTTCACCAGCATCTGCTTCAAACCTAGGCATGTCTGTTGATCCATTAATAAAAAAATCAAAAGCAGTACCACCTTGCCCGCCCCATCTTTGTATTCTATCGCCATCAGTTAAATTACCATCTGTACGTACAGGATCGTATTCTACATTGGCACTATTAAACTTAGCGGTTAACAAGTTAGATGTTAAATTACTATTTGATTGAAACCATAATAGTATATTACTTATATCATCTGGTGAAAACGGTACGTAACCACCAGACACTATACTGTTGCCTAATCCTAACATTATTTACCGAAATAACAGATTACACCAGCAGCAGATGGTTCGAAAGCTGTCCATCGACCATATATAGTAAGTCCTTTTGGAAATACTTGTGAAGCAGCTGTTATACCACCAGCGCCATGTTGTTCATCTATAAATATTAATGCTTGGCTGCTTGGAGTTATGTCTGCAGATAAATTTACTGTAGTAGTACCATTAAAACCAGTAACTTTTACTCCTTGAGCGTTAGGCCCACTATATATTGGTACTGGAGTTTCAGTATCTATCGTTTGTGCTGTAGCGCCAGACTCATCAGCGTCGTCATTTACTAACAATACATATTGTCCAACTTTAACTCTACCAGCTCCTGACGTTGCTAACGTTACATCTCCACCAGCAGATATACTACCGTCTGAAACGTGACTAGCATGTACGCCGTTAAAGTTAAAATAGTTATTATCTGCTACTTCAATGTCATCTCCAGTTGATCCAGATATTGCAAAATAACCAGGTCCTTTTTGATCTAATTTTTCTGGTGTTAATACTGTCGGTGTGTTATCAGCTAAAAATTGAATAGCTACTATAACATGGTCTTTTGGAGGTACTATTGTTTGCGCAACATCACTATACGCGCTACCAAGCTGCCCAAAGCCATATGCTACTTCTGTTGAATTTTGTCCCATTATTTTTTTACTTTTTCTAGTGATCTACCGCCAAAATAAGCACCGATCACTGTTATTAATACTAATTGTAAAAGATCTACGTACGAGTCTTTTACATCAAATTTTATAAAGCCAGCATCTATAAATACTAACAACACTGTGCTTACTACTAAGAACACTAATACTAGTGGTCTTATGTTTTTGCTTAACCATGAATCACTGTTCATATCAAGCTTCCATCTCTCAGTTACTTGCTTTTGCATTTCAGCTTCGTAACCCATTATCAAATCTTTTATTTTTGCTTCAGCTGCTAGCTTTTCTTCTTTAGTTGTAGTTAAGCTGTCTAAAACTCCACCTACGTTTTTTACTAAATCACCAGCACCAGCTGAAAATATTTTTCCTAATATACTCATAATTTATTTTTTAATATCCACCACCACCACTAGAACTACTACCACCACCACTGTAACCACTACTAAATGTTGTAGTAACATTTGATCTACTAGCTGTTCTAACTTGACTTGGTGTTAAAGGATTTGTTACTACATTTAAATTTGCAGCTGTAATATCAGCATGAGTAGTACCAGCCATATAGCCTAGTTGACCTAAAAGTGTGTGCGTATGGTATCCTGTTATACCATATTGACTACCCCAAAGTTCAGCTTCAGCTATTGTAGTAAATAATGGTATATTATCTATATTACCTATTAAACTCATTTGTTACCATTATTTGCGTCATTTTCCCAAGGAAAATCATGGCTACCAGCTTCTTTTGCAACACCATCTACTATAATCATATCTTTACCGTTAATTGTTTTCCTTAAATAAGTTTCGCCGTTATACTTTACAAAGTTATCACCATAAGCTAATTTACCAACACGCATGTCAGTAGAGTGTCTCATCTCGTGATTTATAACTTCTTTTTCTTCTTTACTACCAGGAACTATTTTATCACTAATAAATATAGTACCATCCATATTTGCTTCACCCATAATACCTTCACCAAGTGGCTTTCTAATTACAGGTGTACCAGGTACTGACGCGTCACCACCAGCTTCTTGACTAAATCTAAGTTTAGCACGTATATTACCGTTTGTCATGTAAGGTTTGTAACCTTTACCTAGTTTGTATGTCATTACCTGTCAATATCTTTTATCATATCATCTATAGCTTTATTATAAACTTTGTCCGTATATGATTTATTATTAAAAAAAGTACTACGCTCAGATATAGGTAAATCTTCTTCACCTAGTAATACTCTATATATTCTACTTATAAGTTGAGAACATTTAAACGATGTTTTAAATACTGAATATTTAATCGTTGTTCTATTACGATGTC